AGATAGGGATGAGTTTGCCCGAATTAACGCCTTTGGAGATCGAATCATTGGATTGGTCTATGAATTAGGAAAAAACAGTAAGATCATGGTTTAAATTAAGTCATTTTTAATTAAATGGTTTATTTTATGACAAATTATATGATTTTATTTAACTATGGGCGGAGTTAGCTACCTTGACTTAGCCAAAGAAATTAAAGAAAAAGTCTTAACTAATCGTTGGTTACAATTAGCTATCCTGAGTAATTATCCTTCTTATTTTGTTAAATTTAAAGAATGGAGAGTGCCCCTGGATGATTTAATCCGAGAACGTTTACCTGAGTTATTTAAGGTCAGTCGTAGTGGGATTTTATAACCTCTTAAATGTAGCTAGTAATTGTACAGGAGTAATTTCAATTTCATCTCCACTTTGAATATCAAATCCTAGAGTTCATTTCAGTGTTAATTTTCAATGAATAAATATGATAAAACTTCCAAAGGATTCTCATCATACCTTATACGCAATAAAGAAATATCTTGAGTTTGACAAAAAATATCTTTAAGCTGATCCCGTTTTTGCCTTTCTTTTAAACCTTTTTCACCACCCCATCTTTCAACAACTTTATAATGTTGTATACCATCATATTCAATACATAAATTATATTCAGGCAGATAAAAATCAAAATATAATTCATTCTTAGAAACACAACCTTCAAATGTTTTTTGAGGAATAAAAGCTATTTGATGATTTTCTAAAAAAATACGAATAATTTTCTCCCCTTTACTTTCCGAACAAATTGGACAACCATTAGCCGAATTAAGATGATCTTGAGGCCTTTGTTCAAAAATTCCATGTTCAAAACAAATAATTTTAACTTTGGTGTAAGAATTTACATAATTAACCTGACTATAATCATATTTTAGACCATGAATTCGATGAGCTTTAATTAAGAAATCAATTTTAGTGTCACGCCGACTATTTTTTAATTTTTCTATACTACAAAATTCACAACCATATCCTTTAAGATGTGATTTAGGTAATTGTTCGAAAATTCCATGAAAAGGACAAATAATCTTAACCTTAGTTTCACTATTTATATAATTAACTAAATCATAATCATATTTAGTTCCATGTACTTTACGAGCGGCTTTCTCAAAAGAATTTTTATTATATTTAGGTAAATTTAATTGTGGAATAAAAGAAACTCCATATTTTTCTAAATTGGTTGCTTGTTGTTTCTTCTGTATTTCTTTATTTTGTAAAGCATATTCAGTACCATATTTTTCTAAATTGGTTATTTTACTTTTTTCTTTAACTTCCTCTAATTGAAAAACATTATCCACTCCATATTTTTCTTTTATCGTTTGTTTGGTTTTAATACCCTTACATTTTTTACAAAAATAAGGAGTTTTTTGATGATTGGTGATTTTATTATAGTCATAATAAATAACTTCTTTAACTTCTTGACAATGACTACATCTTACCTTAATTTTTTGCTTAGAACCAGCACTCAAATCTTGAATAGGTATCTCAACCTTATCTCCGATTTTTAATTCCGGATTATTCTTCCTGAATTGAGTTATATTTCGAGAAGAACATTTAACTTCCAAGGTTTGAGTTAGAATCATAAAATATATCTTTTAAAATTTTAATCACTTCTTCATAATAACCAATCCTTAATAATAGAATTTCTTTTTCTTGACAATATCCATTCTTAATTCTATCCCTTTCCTTTATTTCTTCAAATTTTAACTTCCCGCCAAAATAATTAATTGGTTCATAATGTTGAATTCCATCATATTCAATACATAAATTGAAAGCCGGTAAATAAAAATCAAAAGGTAATAACGATTTAAATTTACAATCTTCAAATGTTTTTTGATCTTCAAACTCTATTCTATGTTCTAATAGAAAATTTCTGATTTCCCTTTCTCCTTTACTTTGTTTACAGATAGGACAACCTTGTTTAGCATGAATATGATCTTTAGGTCTTTGTTCAAAAACTCCATGATGTTTACAAATAATTTTAACTTTAGTTTCCATATTAAAATAATTTACCTTACTATAATCATAAAAATCACCATGTGTCTTTTTAGCTTTTTCCAGAAAAATTACCGAATAATTTGCTCTAGTAGTTTGAATTTGTTTTTCAACATTAATTTTCTTATTAATTAAAGATTTATTTTTTATAGCTTCATTTTGCATAGGATATTCCACGCCATATTTTTCTAAATTAGTTTTTTTGATTCTTTCTTTATAACCAAGACTTTGAGAAAAAAATTCTACTTGATATTTTTCTAAATTCGTGTCTTTGATTTTTTCCTTAATTAAATCCGATTGAAAAACATTAACCACACCATATCTTTCTAAATTAGTTTCTTTGGTTTTATCCCATTTACATTTATGACAAAAATATAGGGTTTTTTGATTATTAGTAATCCTATTATAATCTTTATACATCATTTCTTTTTCCAAACCACATTTATCACATTTAACTAAAATTAATTGTTTAGAACCTTTGGTTAATGAAAAAATAGGTATCTCAACCTTATCTCCGATTTTTAATTCTGGATTATTTTTTCTGAATTGAGTTATATTTCGAGAAGAACATTTAACTTTTAAGGTCTCATTTAAAATCATTTCAAATGGTTCAATATCTTTTACTTTTTATATATTAAATTTTTTAAAATCCTATTTTTTTAAAATAAAAAAGAGAGAAACAATGTTTCTCTCTTTTCTGTTTGATATTTGTGAGTTGATTAAATCAATACACCGTTTGTGTCAGTCACTTCAATTGCCATGAATTGTTTTTCAGGGAAGAATCCGATATCAGCGATAGCGTATCTACTTCTGATTAACATTCTTGGAGCCCAAGTAGCCTCTGAAATCAAGGAAATTGACTGGGCCATCAAATAAGGTACGAAGATAAGACCAGGTTGATCAACAGAGTTCTTTCTTCCTAAGAAGATTCTATTATCGTCCCATCTCATATATGGATCAACATATATTGCGATATTTCCGATATTACCCATTGGGTAAAGTTGACCGTTGGTATTTAATTTACCAGCGTTTACTGGATTGATAGTGTAACCAGCGATATCTTGGATAACGGAAGCTAAATTACCGTTAGTAACCAAGTATTGAGATGGACCTACACGACCATCAGTCGCGATAAAGTTAGAAGCGTTGTTGATTTTCGCAACAAGTTTTCTTTGGATAGAGTGAGTAGTTTCACCTCCTGGTGCGGGACCGAATCCGGTAGAACCAATATAACTATCAACATCGAAGTCAAATTTAGATATACCAGCACCGTCTTTAGGAGAGGTATGAGACACTCGGTTCTTTTCTCCTAAGTCTCTAATTTTAGCCACAATCTGCTTAGAAATGGTTTGAGTAAGTTCGTTAATTAGAACGGATTCTAATTTTTGAACGATATCCATACCAGTTGAAGCTTTAATGTCTTCAATTTGAGTTCTCTTAAGAGCTGAAGAAATCTCGATATCACCAACTTGGATAGCTTTGGTAAATATATCAGGACCAATAACACCTGGATAAGTTTTCTCATCGGTATCACGGTTCATTGGGTTTTTATCATCCCAACCAGCTACAAAACCAGGTATCTGATCTTCTAACAAGGATACTAATTCCATAGTAGAACCTGTGTTGAAAGCGGTAGTTGAGTTGTTAGTTAATTCTAATACTAAAGCAGCATCAGCAATGATAGTACTAATTGGAGTAGAATCGTTAGTATCAAACGTATTACGTTTATCATTAACACCTACAAGACCAGTTGCTGGAACAGGCACTTGACGATAAGTTCTAAACATTGGATAACCATCAATACGAGAGAATCCTAAGAATTCTAACCAACCTTCACGTCCACCGGCTACTGTTGGTTCATCTAAAACATTAGCGTCAACAGTATAGGTTGTTTGGTTGAAGTAAGCAGCCATACTAGTACCACCTGATAAATGGAAGAAAACTCTTTCACTTAAACCACCGATAGTTTCTTTAACACCTTCCGCAGTAATAACATTTAAGATATCAGCTTTCATAGCTTCGATATTAGTATCATTACCATTTTTAATTTTAAAGACTAGAGGTCTTTCATTTTTCTCGTCGCCATAACCATCGTTATTATCATATTTGAAATCTACGAAGAGTAATTCAATACGAGGAGAAGAAGCCGGTTTTACAGCTACTAAATCTAAACCAATGGTTTGAGCAGCAATTTTCATACTTACCGGTAGTAAGTTTTGAGCGATATCACCTGAACCTTGAGCTCCACTACCAGCTTGGAATACTGAACCAGGGGTTGTACCAACTACTGGTGATTGAACAGCTCCCATACCGTTAAGGTTATTTAGAGTGGAATAAGATACATTTTCGTTTACCACGTGCATCTCAGCGTATTCAGACATCCATTCTCTCTTATCCGTAGCATCTACTTTAAGAGAATCTAGAACTGGCGCCCACTTTTTTAAAGCTTTCGCTTTATCTACGATCATGTTCATAATTTTTATTTGTTTTTTCTTATATATTTCACTTAAGAATTCTCTTTTTGCCACTTTTAATGATTTTCGGGCTTTTTTGTTGAGAAGCCTTATTAATAGTGAAATTTATAAATTTAATTTTTTTAGACTTAAGAGTCTAATTTCTTGAGGGTATTTAAAATACCATCTAATTCACCATCTGATAATTGTCCACTGTCAGTGATGACATTTTCATTTAGGACAGTTTTCGATTCTTTAACCGCATACTGTTCTAATCTTCTGGTGTTCCAGAAAGATTCCATCTTTTGTGCGTCATCTAAATTAGGATATAATTTAGCTTGGGCTAAAAGACTTTCTTTCACCGGATCCGCTAAACCATCATAGATAGGTTTAAGATCGGCAGGCATGTTTTCTAACAACTCTTCTTCAAAAGATTTTTTATTACTTAAAGCTTCATTGATAAGTTTAATTACCTGGGCTTCAGAATAGTAATTGCTTTCGTTTGTGGCAAATTTAACTTTTTCTTGTTGCTCTGGGGTTAAATTGTAATAAAGCTTTTTGTTTTTCTCGGTTAAGAATTGTAAGAAATGTGGTTGCTGTTCTTCAGAAGCTTTTCGTTTTTTAGTTTCTGTAATTAAGTTATCCACATATTTTTTTAATGAATCTTCGGTTTCAAAAAGTTTGTCTCCAATAACATGAAGTTGACTTTCATGTACTTCGGTGATTTCTTCTGTATTAATGTCTGAAAATTTAACCATGGTATAACCATTTTCCGGGTTAGTGGCTAAAACTTCAGCGGGACGAGGAGAACTTCCTTCAATATTTACTGATACCGTAACTCCTGGTTCAATTTCAGCCGTCATAGCTGGAACTCCATCCATACCAGGTTGTTCCATACCATTTACTGGCTCTTGAACACCAGGTTGTGCTCCCGGTTGTCCCATCATATCTGATTGATCTCCAACATTTTCTTGATCTCCTACGGGTTGAGCCTGAGCATCTGAAGGCATACCAGCGGTTTGAGCTTGAGCACCTTGAGCACCTTGAGCACCTTGAGCACCTTGAGCACCTTGAGCACCTTGAATATCTTCTTCATCTTCCATGTAATATTCATCAACTTCACCTACTTTAAAATTAGGCATTTGAACATTTTCATTCAATTTACCACTTTTAAAAGAATCAATAGTTTTATCTAAAGCTTCCGCAATATAGTTACTATAAGCTTGGGTATCAGAAACATTTTCAGCAATATATTCACTGTAAGCAATGTTATTATCTACATGTTCGGCAAGATATTCACTATATTGAATGTTATTATCTACATGTTCGGCAAGATATTCACTATATTGAATATTATTATCTAAATTTTCAGCGAGATATTCACTATATTGAATAGCATCATCTAAGTTTTCAGCTAAATATTCACCATATTGAATAGAACCATCAAGATTTTCTGCAATATATTCACTGTAAGCAATAGAAGAATCTAGTTGTTCGGCAATATATTCACTATAATCAATAGATTTTTCAATAGACTCAGCCAAATAATCACTGAATTTAATGTTTTTGTCTACGTGTTCCGCGATATATTCAGCGAATTCTAAACTACCATCTAGAGTTTCAGCAATATATTCACTGTAATTAATAGAATTTTCAAGTTTTTCCGCTAAATAATTGGAATGGTTGATAGATTTTTCTAGATTTTCGGCCAAATAATCACTGTGTTCGATTAATTGGTTGGTGGTGTTTTTTAACGATTTATTTTCGTTAACTAAAATTTGCATTGATTCTCCAAGATAGTTGAGATAACTTTCTACTTTACCCATTTGTTGTTGGTGAGCATCTAAAGATTCGGAAATCTTAAGAATTTCAGCCGGGGAAGCATTACCATTACGAAGCGCTTCATCTACAAATGTTTGTAGACTCATAATTTGCTCCGTTAAATAATTAGAATATTCAACAATCAATTTTTTAGTTACCATGTCATTGTTGTTTTGGTCCATAATTAAATTATTAAATTTTTCTTCATCAGTCATATTATAAATTCTGAAGTTAGTGTTTTCATTGAATCCTAGTGATTCATTGATAGCTTTGAGTTCCATTTTAGCTGAAGAAAAACCAGGATCAGCCACGGCATCATAGGTAAAAAGTTTTTTAATTGTCACTGTACCATTAGATTCCGTTACACCGGCCGCTCGGGAGGAGACAAAAATAGGGTATCCATCATCAATAATAGCTCGAGCTTCTCTACCCCAACGAGTACTTAAAAGTTTAATTTCTCCCTCAATACAATTCCTAGACTCATTAAAAGTCAAAGATTCTACCGAGTGAGAGACTCTTGATAAAGAAGTATCAAATACATCTGGATGATCAAATTCCCCAAAAATAACTCCTAGTTCTTTCTTTCTTTCTAAAAGATCGCTCATATGTGGCAAGAATTTATCTTTAGTATAAATCCTTTCATTGCGATTCATAACATCAAACTCAGTAAAGATTCCACCTAAGGTATAATCTTTTTGGGCCTGATTTTCCATTAAAGGTTTTAAACCGTGAGTACTATTCTCTACCACTAAAACTGGATTATTAGGCATATTAATACATTTATTTTAGTTTATATATTGGTGGCTTAAAGTATATTTTTGCCACTTTTTAGGAGGTATGAAAGAAGATTTAGATTAAAACCAACTTCAGATTTTAATATATAAGGGTAGTAAAAATGAAAAAGTAGTATGTATTTAACGGAGGAAGTTTGGGTAACTATTAATCCTAGCAATTTTAGGCATTATCAGCAATTTTATCCCGAAATAAAAGTTAAAGAACAATTAAAAATAAATGTGACGGAATTAACTAAAGGTTCCAAGGTCAAAATTAAAGTTAAGTGTGATGAATGTGGAGTAGAAAAGGAATTGGCTTATAAAAATTACCAAAAATATGGTTATAAAGATGGATCCTACTTTTGTAAGAAATGTAAAACTCGTTTAAACAATCTTAAAAATTATGGAGTAGTTAGTACATTACAAAGAAAAGATGTTGTACAAAAAATTAAGCAAACTAATTTAGAACGTTATGGAGTAGAAAATGTTTCTCAGAACAAAGAAATTCAGCAGAGAAAAATTCAAACTAATTTGGAAAAATATGGTGTCGAATGGGGACTTTCCAATGAAGAAATTCGACAGAAAGCTCAACAAACTATTAAAGAGGAATATGGCGTAGAAAATGTTTCTCAAAATTCAGAAATTAAAAAGAAAAAAGAAGAGACTTGTTTAAATAATCATGGCGTAAAATATATCACTCAGAGTGAAAAATATCAAAAAGAATTACATCAAAAAAATTTAGAAAAATATGGCGTACCTCATTTCTTTTTAACTGAAGAATGTCAAAGGTTTAAACAAGAAAAGCAAATCGAATTACTAAAAACTAAATTTGGTGATTTGTGGTTAGGTATCAATGATACTAATTTTCATTTGAAATGCGATCAAGGGAAAGATCATGACTTTATTATTGATAGTCGAAATTTACACCAGAGACATTTTCGATATAAGGTACCTTTATGTACTATTTGTAATCCAATTGGGGTATCTTTCCAATCTGAAAGGGAAAAAGAATTATTAAAATTTATTACAACTCATTATGATTCTGAGATCATAAATAATTCTAAAAAAGTTATCCCTCCTTTAGAGTTAGATATTTACTTACCGGAATTAAAATTAGCTTTTGAGTTTAATGGTTTGTGGTGGCATAATGAATTATATAAAGATAAGAAGCATCATTATAATAAAACTGAAGTTTGTGAAGATCAGGGAATACATTTGATTCATATTTATGAAGATGATTGGCTTTATAAAAGGGAAATCATAGAAAGTAGAATTCTTAATTTATTAGGCCAATCTCAACGAATTTATGCTAGAAAGTGTGAAATTCGAGAACTTAAAGACAATAAATTAATCCGCCGATTTTTGGAAAGGAATCATATTCAGGGTTTTGTGGGAAGTAAAGTTAAATTAGGTTTATTTTATGATGAGGAGCTAGTGAGTTTAATGACTTTGGGTAAGAAAAGGAAAGCTATGAATTCTAAGAGTAAAGAAGGAGAATGGGAATTATTAAGATTTTGTAACCAAAGAGGTCTGAATGTGGTGGGTGGAGCCAGTAAATTATTTAAGTATTTTGTTAGAAATTATCAACCTAAAGAAGTAATTAGCTATGCGGATCGCTCTTGGAGTCAAGGGGGTTTATATGAGAAATTAGGATTTTCTCTAGTTAATAAAACTCCACCTAATTATTATTATGTCGTAGATGGTTTAAGACGCTATCGTTTTAATTATCGTAAGGATAAATTAGTAAAAGCTGGTTATGATCCTCAAAAATCAGAACATGAAATTATGTTAGAACGAGGACTTTATCGAATCTATGATAGTGGCTCTTTAAAATATGTTTATTCTTAGAATTCTGGTTTATTCTTAGAATTCTGGTGGAGCTTCTTCTCCTCCTCCTTGAGCACCTCCTTGAGCACCTCCTTGAGCTTCTCCTCCTTGAGCTTCTCCTCCTTGAGCACCTAAGTCACCACCTAAATCACCTCCGAATTGGGCTTCACCTGCCCCACCTTGAGCCCCACCTTGAACCTGAGTACCAGCACCAACACTTTCTAATTTGTAGCGGTTATTTTCGGCAATTTCTTCATCACTTAATTTCATAATATTTCTTACTAACCATTCGATATGAAAATAAGGTTCTCCTTGGGGTCCGGCTAAATTACTATTTAAAGAAGCGGCAATTTCACTACGTTTAGCTAAATTATTTAATCTTTTCCATTCTTCAAATAATTCATTAGTATTAAAATCTAATTTCAGATTGGCTAAAAAATAATTATCGTCTTTTAACTCAGGAAAATCAAGAATCATCTGGTTCTTTAAGGGTTTAATTAAGATTTCTTTAAAAATGGTTCTTAAACGACGAATAAAAAGCGAAAAACGAATTTCATCGCGTGTCATTTGTTCTACGGAATCAAAAAAACTACCGCCGCCGGTTTCTTCTTCAAAACGGGTAAAAGGAATCCGAGTGGCTCTTTTTAGATTTTTGAAGAACCAATTTAACATAGAATCCTCATTCAAATCAGTACCTTGAGCAGGCATAATTTGAATATCTGGCGTTCCAGCATCTCCCGAAGGAAACCAAAAATCTCGAGAATGAGGAACAGTAGTGGAACCATTAATAAAAGCTTCACCGGTGCGTTCATCCCATTGAACATCTTCATGGTAATCAGACATTAACTGCCATATTTGTTGTTGGGCTTGGTGTTTAGTTAAACCATTTACAGGAACAATAAATTTCTTATAAATAGCAGCCTGGTTGATATTATATAAGAGTCTCGTTTGTTCCATTAACTTCAGTTGATTATAAGGTCGAATTAAATTCTCCACATAGGAAGTTTCAGCATACTCATTATTATTAGAATAAGAGATATAAATCATTTGGGCATCTAATATAATTCGACGACGTTGAGGATCGTCAGGATATTGAATCCAAACGATAGTTGAAGTACCAGGATCTGTAGCCACGATAAGGGTCATTGGATCTAGAGGAGAGATATCAATAATATTTTTTTGTTTACTATCGTAAACAATTTCAAAGGCGATATAACCATCAATTAAAAGATTTTTGAAATAGTTCCAAGCAGTAGTACCATCATTAAAACCAAAACGTTGATAAATTTTAATGAAGTTTTCAGTAAAACGTTGGCGGATTTCATCGGAGAATTCACCAGGTAAATCTTTAATTTTTACAAAAAAGTTATCATCATCATAAATGATACTTTCATCACACATAATAGTTAAAAATTCTTTAACTTCATCTTTAATGGAATATTGGCGAAGAATTTTTCTTTTATCTTCATAAGCTCGATCTAGGTAAGCAATGGATTTACGATTGAGAACTTTACTAATTACTTTTTTAGTAAAAATATCATACATATTGGTACTGCTAGTAACGGTATCATTAGGATCTTCGTTAACCCCAATAGCATAAGTATTTTTGAGGACCATATCATCAAAATTCATCCCAAAATTACTTAGATTTCTTAAAATGCGGTTGAAAAAGCCCCGGTTTTGAACCGTATTCCCTAAAGCGGCGTTAGGGTCTTGTTGTTGATTATTACTATAATATGAAGGCATTTTCTAACTTTTCTTTTTATATATAAAAAGAAAGAAGTCCTTTTTAATCTTCATATAACTCTAAAAGTCGTTCAAAGGCTTTTAATTTTTTATAATATTCTTTAGAATCTTCTTCATACTCTTGTAAGAGTTCGCGAAATTGTTGTAAAATAAATTGTAGGTTGTCTCTTTCCTCCGAAGGAGGTATTTTTTCGTAAAGCTCTTTCATACGAATACCATTCCAAGGTTTAGTATCAATCATCACAAAGCGGTGAGCTAATGTCGTAGAAACGGTATAAACTTGTTTAATTTTTTCTAAGTTCAGAGCACTAATAGCATAATTAAAACCTCCGTTTTTTTTCAAAGAATTATATATCTGATCAAAATTAAAATTGAAACGCTTTTCTTTCAACACATCATGTTGATCTTCATTAAAATCTACAATTTGACGAAAGGTGTCAAATAATAAGTCAAAATAAGAAATGCGATATTTGTAAGGTAAATATTCAGGATTTAAAATATAAACAATGTTTTTATTTTTTATGACTCTAAAATCTATGGTTAATAATGGTACCCATAATTGGTTCCCATTAAAATTATAAAGAACTAGATAAAATTTCCCAATTTGCATCTGTTTTGTTTGAATGGTTTGTATTTCACCCCGAGGTAAAGTTCGTAACAAATCAAAAATTTTTTTTGAAGAATCTTCAACATAGCGTAAGAGATTTTGGCTATATAATGTAATTTCATTTTGAATGATAGTACCTAGTCTCATTTATTTAACACTCCCCATTTTTTTAAATCTTTTTCCGTTACAATTTTAAAATTCATATAACGACGATTACACCATTCTTTAGCGGTCGACCATTTTAATAGATTTTTCTCATAAGTTCGATATTCATATTCAAACTGTTGAAGTTTTTTCAAATTATCAGTTTGAGGAAAATTAGCATGACGGTTACCGTCCTCATCATATTCGATCCAACTAGGATGAACTTCTTTATGAGGTTTTATTTCCACATAATATTTGTCAATTATTTCTGGATCTTGAAGATTTTTCTTTTCAAAATAAAAATCAGTATAATAACGATGCCAATTTCCTTGATGATCCATATAAGGAATTTCGTGTGGTTCAGCGGCCCATTTTAAAATATCTTCGTCATAATCACATTTTAACATAAAAGCTCTTTCCCAACTACTATCATAAAAACAATCTAAGGGATCTCCCATATACTTTTTAGGGTTTTTAAGTTCATAAAAACCTTTTTTATATTTAGTATTGTTGGTGGTTGGTCTACTTCGACCCATCATTTTTCATTTCTTTTTTGGAACTCCTTATTTTGATTTTTATCGATCATCTTAACTTATAGTATGTAGACCTTTACCATCATTGGATCTCTCAATAGAGATCATTTTTGGTAAATCTTGTTTATATTTTTTATTTTTTAAAAGATTATAACCATCAGTAGTACCCCGTTTAAATAATTCAGTAATATAGGGCAAAGCTTTATTATATTTTTTTTCATTGAAATTGCGCCAATTTTCAAATAAGCGCATAATTCCTTGTTGTTTACAATCGGCTAATTCATCTTCGCTAGGATAGCGATCTTTAAGTTTGTTAATTGCATTCTCGGCGATTAGAATAAACATTTGTTCGGCTCGTTCAGTTAAATCACCTTTACCTTTGGAGAGTACTATTTCATAGTATAAATCGACATCTTTTACGTAATTTGCCATAGTTCAGAGTTTATTTTTTTGGAGAAATTTAAGTAATGGCTTAGGAGGCTTTTGAATAAAAATAAGGCTTTTGAATAAAAATAAGGCTTCTGAATAAAAATAAGGCTTCTGAATAAAAATAAGGCTTCTGAATTTAATTATTAAAGCTCAAAAGATTATAAAAGTTTAAATAACATGATTTTAATTATGGCGAATTCGCCATAATTAAAAAATCCCTCAAAAAGAGGGATTTTTTAGATTTTTTTGAGTTTTATTATTGATTAATAATTTGTTTTCGAGTATCAATTTTCTGACCCTGGAGATTTTTTAATTCTTCATGTAGTTTCTTTTTATATACTAATAAATTGTTCATAGTTTGTCTTAAACCAGCATCTTCGACAATTAATTTCTGTTGTTGATTCAACATATCAATCGACTCATTAACATCATTTAATTTCAAATCAATAGCTTTTTCACGATCTTCTAATGATCTAAGTTTTTTGACTTCTTTCGAAACTTTATTTTCATAAAATTTAGTCACATCATAATCTAATTCTTTCTGAATATCTCGAATTAATTCCATAGCATTTTCATATTGATAGAAATGAGATCCCCGACGATTGTCTTTAGAATAAAGATAAATCTTATCTTTAAAGTTAAAGCAATAGTTTTCTAAATAAGGAATCAAAGGATTTTCTACTTTTAAAGCAATATCCAATTCTACGAATTTCTTAATATTACTACGAGTAGTTTCACAAAGGATATAAAAATCTTTTTTCAAAGCAGGAATAACAGGAGTATTAAATAAAGCTTCCAAAGTCGTTTCTTTATCTAATTTTTCACCATTCATATAAAGAGAACCATCTTTAGTTGAAACACCAATTCTTAAATGTTCATCAATTTTAAAAGTAATAGTTTCAGAATCTAATTCTGCAATGCTCATAATTTGTTCTAAAACTCTAATTTCTCTCATTTTATCTGGATCTGTAATATATTCATCCGCAATGACTTGTTTAATTTCATTTTCATTTTCATTGACTAAAAACCAGCGATCGGCTACAAAAGCTAAAACACCTTCTTCAATTTTTTCTACGATAGTATAAACATGAGAACCTTTACCATTACCATTCATGTTTTGAATTTGAATTGGATTGTTCATAACATTGGCTAAGAAATTCTTAATTTCAGGAACCCAATCATAAATAGATAATTCATTTAAAATACCTGACATTCTCATTTCATCACTTTCTCGATTAATAATCTCCAAAATGGTTACTAAAGGTTGACGATAAAGAACACCCAAGTTATTTCTTTCTACTTTTTTATATAAATCTTTCAAATCATAAACCAAAGGTTTACTATCAATTTCTTGACTAGCATTTTCTAAGAAAGATACTATATTTTGAGAATATGTATAAGGATTCAAGTCTTCTTGAATATGATTTACAAATTCTTTTTCGGAATACTGATCGTAATTCTCCAAGTAAGCTTGAATAACACGACTTTCGTTCAATTGATCCACCGTTAATTGATTTCTCAAATTAAATAATTCTAATTTTAAATTCATTGTTTTATCTTATTTTTTAATGTTTCGAATAATTATCTTGCACCTTTTTTAGTTTTTCGATATTTTAATATTCATATTTATATATTGTACCTTTCATCTCATTTTTTACCAAATTAACCAAAATAATACAATATATAATTAGGAAAAACTTAGTGGAAATATGGATACAGAATCTTTTAGGAACTTAGAATGGTATTTTAATGAATATAGTTAAATAAAATCATATAATTTGTCATAAAATAAACCATTTAATATAAAATGATATAATTTAAACCATGATCTTACTGTTTTTTCCTAATTCATAGACCAATCCAATGATTCGATCTCCAAAGGCGTTAATTCGGGCAAACTCATCCCTATCT